CCTAACTCGTCCAGTATATCAAAGAATGGTTTACCGATATGTTTTCTATATTCGTCAAAGGGGACTTCTATCTTGTGGTGAAGTCTAACAATATCCCAAGACATTTCCATATTCTTTAATGAATCAATAAGGACTCCGTCTAAATCAAATGCAATGAGTTTCTTCATTTAACGAGGTGGTCTTCAGTAAGTATTCTGAATCCGTATCTCCTATCTCTACAATAATTATCTGCAGCTTTGAATTTTGCTTGATTAACTAGATATGTTGCAACCTCATTTAGATATCTTTTAGTTCTTCTTTGAGGTTCTTTAGGTGGGGATAACTGTTTCTTTGGTTTCACTTCTATGATTTCACGAACAGTTTGACCTTTATTATTGACATACTTTATATAGAAGTCAGGAAAGTATCTATGAACCTTTCTATCAATAGGTGACTTATATGGTATGATAATCTCTTCACTTCCCCATTCAATTATGTTAGGATTGTTATCACAATACACCATAAAACGTCTTTCCCATAAAGACCTATAGAATATCTTTGTAGGGTCGCCCTTATATTTTTTGTAATTTTTGGGTTTGAACTTGCCTGAATAACTTTTTCTAGACATAAATAACACTAGTAATCATAATTTTTAGTATTTAGGTTCAAAAAACATGCCAAGTATAGACAAACTATTAAACAAAGTAAACCAAGCAACCAGTGCCGTAAAATCACTTAAAGGTATCAAAAGTAAATTTGAAGGTCAGAAGTATGAAGGAACATACGCAAAAGACATGCTTGCATCACAAAAAGCAAAAGCAGAAAAGTTATTAGACGATAGACGTGCTTCTTTACAAGCAAACCTAAATGCTTCTAATATTGCAAAATCTGCTTCGAAGAAATCACCAGTTTTAAAAGAAATAGAATTACAATATCCACTAAGTGAAGACTTAGATTCATTTATCATATTTCAAACAAGACCAAGAAAGGCACATGATGGTGCAAATGCAAAAAATTTGTTCAGTGGTGAAGAAACTGCAACTATAGCTTTATATGCACCTGATACTTTATCTTTCGATACTAAAGTGACATATGAACAAGAAAGTGTTGGTGCAAATGCAAGAAATCTTATTGATACTTTTGACGGAGGTGGTAATGGTATACAAGCATTTGGAAGTGGATTAGAAGAAGCCTTCCAAGGTGCATTATCAACTATGTCAAACGCTGCAACTGGTGGTATTAAAAACTTTGTTCAAGGTAAAGCAAAAAACCCTATGGAAGAACAATTTTTTAAAGGTGTTGAATTTAGAAGTCATTCATTTAGTTATGAGTTTTATCCAAAGAGTGCCGATGAAGCAAGAACTGTAGAAAATATTATATGGACTTTTAAAACTGCAATGTTGCCTGATACTTTTGGTAATGCAGAAGCAGACGGAGCTGCAGAATCATATTTTAATTATCCAAACATTTTTGATATCTATTATGAAGGTGCAATTGCACAACACATGGAAGATTTCTTACCTTGTTATTTAACAGATTGCACTGTATCACATTCAACAAAATTATTTGAAGACGGATATCCAGTATCAACAGAAATGGGTTTAGAATTCACTGAACTAAAAGTTATAACACAAGAAACATTCCAACAAATCACTAAGTCAGAAAAAAGTAAAGATATTGGTGGTGGTCAATCTTCTCTTGCATTAGGAAGAGATAGTTATGAGAAGGTGGAAGGTTCAGGTATTTTTGGAAGTAATGTTGGTGCAGACAAAATTAGAAGCAATGATGGACAATTATCTAGACCTAAACAGCCTGGAGGTAATGGATAATGGCTACACAACTATTTAAAAACTTCCCCGAAATTCAATACACTTTAGATAGTGGTAAAGTAATTACCATAAAAGATTTCTTTAGAAAATCTAAAATAGAACAATCTGCAGTTAACAGTATTATTGATTATGAATACTTAGAGTTAATGGAAGGAGATAGACCTGATGTTGTTGCAACAAAACTTTATGGTGACGGAGATTTACACTGGACTTTCTTCTTAGTTAATAACTGGAATAACTATTACGAGTGGTGGAAAGATAACCAAGAGTTTGAACAATATCTAAACAAGTATTATTCAGGTCAGTATCTAACTGCATACAATAAAACAGATATCGTAGGTGCAAGTAATAAGTTTTTATTAGGTGAAACTGTTTCGTGTTTAAGAGATGGTGTCACAATCGAAGGTGTAGTAAATGAAGTGCAACCTAACTTTGCAAGAATAGGAATTGAGGGTGGAGAATTCAGAGGTGGTGAACAGGTCACTGGTGATGTAAGTGGTCACTCACTAACTATTAAAGACGGAATTAGAAAGTTAGACGGAACTGCATATTATTATAACGGAAACCACAAATCAAATGTTTTCTCTAATGGTATGTTTGAGAAATCAATCTATGATGACGAATGGGAAAGGAACGAAGAGAAAAGAAGTATTAAAGTGATTAAACCTCAATACGTAAGAAGAGTAGTTAGAGAGTTTAATAAAGTAATGAGTGCATAATGTCCACAAAAGGAAATTTTAAAGCTGGTGAATTCAGTATTGAATCACTTGCAATTGTAAATCAAGATAACGAGTCTGTAGATATAACAGACCTCACTATGGGGGTCACGTTATTCGAATCAATCTATAATAAATTTATTACAGGTAATGTAAATGTTTTAGACGGATTGAATCTATTGGGAAACTATAGATTTACTGGACAAGAATACATTCGTATTTCAGTTGCACAAAAAGAAGGTCTTGGTCAAGAACCTGAAAAGAAATATACAATCGATAAAACTTTTAGAATCTATAAAGTTGAAAATGTCAAAAGACCAAAAGAGGCCTCTCAAATGTATCAACTTAGATTTTGTGACCCAAGAATGTTCTTCTGTAGAAAGAAACGTTTAAGTAAAATGTTTAGGGGTTCATATGAAACAATGTTGCAACAAGCATTAATTGAAGATGCAAAAATTAAACCACAAGAGTTTGATTGGTTTGAAGAAACAGAACCAAAAAACTTACAATTCATATGTCCTAACTGGACTGTTTCGAAGTTTATTGATTACGTAGTTAACGAAGCAAACATTGGTGAACAAGCAGAATGGAAGAATGGTATGTTTTTCTTTCAAACACTAAATGGTGGATTTAGATTTAGTTCGATTGACACTATGTTAAAACGTGAGTTCCCAGTTCCATTTTCATACAGACCAAGAAGTGGGGAAGAAACTGAACTCTTAGATTTAAATGCAAAAGGTGGTTTAAACTCTCAGATAAAATCTTTTTACATACCACAACAATTTGATACACTTAGAGGAACAGCTAAAGGTGCATATTCTTCTATGCAGAAAACATATGACCCAATCAGAAAACAAGAGGTTGAGTTTGTATATGATTTAGAAAAGACAATGAAACGTGGTAAACACTTATCAGGATTCCCTTTAATAAGAACAGGTGAAATGGAAAAGTCATTAACAACTGAGAATCAAATTGACCCTACGATATCACCTGCTGTGACAGAAGTAGATATTGATTTTGCACCAAACGAATCATACGATAGTAATGTTAGATATGATTTTACAAGTTCACACTTATTTGACAATGAAGATACACTAGGAAATGACGAAGTGTTCCAAGGATACAAGTCAGTTGATAATGCAAGATTAGAAAGACGTGCATTAATGGAAATACTACAACAAAACAGAATTGTAGTGACCATTCCTATGAGAACAGACTTAACAGTGGGTAATGTTATTCAATTAGAAATACCACAACCCGAACCAACAAACAAAGAAGACAAATTAAATGACGGAAGATATCTTATAACTGATTTATCAATCATAATGAGTGTGCCTAATAAACAAGGTGAAATGCATCTAGAGTGTGTTAAAGAAAGTTTTGCAAATAAGATTGTTGACGTAAAACCATTACAAGAAGTAGAACCTGCGGAAGAAATATAGTGAAACATTTTTTTGGAATAGTAGAAGACAGACATGACCCATTGAAGATAGGAAGGGTTCGTGTTCGTGTCCATGGAATTCATTCAGATAATAAATTAGAATTATCTACACCTGATTTACCATGGGCTCAAGTATTACTTCCAACAACTGCTGCTGGTTTGTCAGGTATAGGAATACAACATGGTTTGGTAGAAGGTGCAACAGTCTTTGGATATTTCAGAGACGAAGCATGTCAAGACCCAATCATATTTGGTGTTGCAACTGGTATACCACAAACTGGTTATAAAGTTGATGCATTCGGAAATGAATTATCAAGAAGTGTTGATAAAGGTTTTAATGACCCACGTAGATTAACAGTTGCAGATTATGAAGGAACACCTGATGCACCGAACCCCGAACAGGATTCAAGACGACCACATGGTCTAACAAGTGCAATCGATACACAACCTAAGTCACCAAAAGAAATAACAATTAATTATGATGCAACAGGTTCAACTATTACAGAGGGAGAAATCACTGAAGATATGCTTCCCTATTACCCATTATACACTGGAGAGTCAGACGTGTCAAGTATTGCACGTGGTGATTCAACTGTAGATAAAAAGATTGAGATAGAAGGACATACATTCCCCGACTCAGTTGCAGAACCAGTATATCCATATAACAAAGTGTATCAATCTGAGTCAGGTCATGTCATAGAGATAGACGATACAGTTGGTAAAGAAAGACTTTCACAATATCATAGGTCAGGAACATTTCAGGAAGTTCACCCTGATGGAAGTGTAGTGCAACGAATCGTAAATGATAACTTTCAAGTAGTTGCAAAAGACGATAAGATTTATATAGCTGGTAATGCAGACTTAACAGTAGAAAAAGGAAACGTGACAATCAATGTTAACACGGGTAATGTAGATATGAAAGTGTTAAAAGGTAATGTCACCTCAGAGATTACAGAAGGAAATCTAAAAGCAGATATCCTCAAAGGGACAACAGACGTATTATCAGAAGGTAAGATTACAATCACTGGTAATAACACAACAGAAATTATATCAGACACAACAATTACTGGAACACTTACAGTGACAGACGCAACCACTTTACAATCGACATTAGATGTCACTGGTAAACAGACAAATGCAAGTAGTATTACTGCAAGTGGAGAAGTCAAAGGTAAGGGTGTCAAACTTTCAACACATACACATACAATTGCCTCAGGTTCTTCTGCTGGAAAGACAAAGAAACCTGATTAGTTTGTATAAATAGATATATGGTAGACTTAGTAAATAACGGAAAGACAGTTGCAACGAAAGATATCTATGCAGATTTAGATATCTTCTTTCGTAAACACCCAATAACTGGTGATATAGTCAGAAAGACTGATACGGACGCAATCAAAAGGTCTGTTAGGAATATAGTTTTAACCAACAAATTTGAAAGACCTTTTAAACCAAACTTTGGTGGTTCAATCAGAAACAAATTATTTGAATTAAATACTGATAGACAACTAAACAGAATGAAAAGGAACCTTGCAAAAGAAATACAACAATTAGAACCTCGTGTTAATAATGTAAATGTAGTTTTTGGTGACTTGGAAGACTCAAACAATTTAGATGTCACTATCTTTTATAACATTACAAATGGAGCTCCACAACAAGAGGTTGAAATAACAGTTTCAAGGACACGATAATGGCAGTAAAAAGTTCAAACCTACAGATAACCGATTTAGATTTCGATAACATTGCAGATAACCTTAAGAACTATCTTAAAGGTCAAGAACAATTCAAGGATTATAACTTTGAAGGTTCTAGTATGTCAGTTCTTATCGACTTACTTGCATATGCATCTCACATTGGTGCAGTAAACACCAACATTGCAGCTTCTGAATTATTTTTAGATTCTGCACAAATCAGAAAGAACGTTGTATCACGTGCAAAAGATTTAGGTTTTGTTCCTGCTTCTGAGTCATGTTCTTCTGCATTCATTGATTTAGAAATGAAGAACGTAAGAAATGCAGACGGAACTCAACCAACAACTACAGAGATGCAATTACTTAGAGGAACAAACTTTGTGACTGTCTTTGACGGAAGTTCATATAACTTTGTAGTGACTTCTACTAAAAGACCAACACAAAATAATTTATCATACAATTATAACAATGTTGAAATTGTTCAAGGAACATATGCACAAGATTCATTTATCTTTGACAATCAACTTGCAAATCCGAAGTTTGTGTTGTCTAACGAAAGAGTAGACAAAGGAAGAATGATAGTAAGTGTCACTTCAAATGGAGTGTCAGAAACTTATGCACTTTCAACAGGTATATCAAATATATCAACCGAATCAAAAGTCTATTATGCACAAGAGAACGAAGAAGGATATGTAGAGATTTACTTTGGTGACGGAACACTAGGTAAAGCATTATCAGACGGAGATATTATAGACGTGACTTATATCATAGTTGACGAAGTTCATGCGAATGGTGCAAGTCAATTTGTTCTAAGTGGAACAGTCAATGGTTTCTCAAATTCTCATGTCACCAATGTGACAAAAGCAAGTGGTGGTGCAGAGAAAGAATCAATCGAATCAATCAAGTTTAAAGCCACGAAGTTTTACACTTCACAAAACAGACTTGTGACACTTAACGACTACAAAGCAAAAGTTCAAGAATACTATCCAAACGCAGATGCAGTTGCAGTTTGGGGTGGTGAAGATAATGACCCACCCGAGTATGGTAAAGTGTTTGTTGCACTTAAACCACAAAACTCAGACTATCTATCAGATACAGAAAAAGAATTAGTTAAATCAAAACTGAATGCATTGAACATGTTAACAGTTAGACCACAAGTAATAGATGCAGAGATAGTTAAAATACTTGTCACATGTGTATTCAAATATAACGAGAATGCAACAGACTTATCAATCGGTGAGTAAGAAGCAATCGTAAACACTGCAATTCAAAAATTCGATACAGACAATTTAAACAACTTTGATGCAATCTTTAGACATTCAAATCTATTAAAAGCGGTTGACGATAGTAATACTTCTATTCTATCAAACACATGTAATATTAGATTAAGAAAAAGAAAAGATATCTCAGTCAATGAAACCAAAGGTTATACAGTGACTTTTGGTAATGCATTATATAATCCACATGGTGGACACAATGCAAGTTCAGGTGGTATTACAACCACAACAGGTTTCTATGTCTCAGGTGACTCAGTCAATATAAATTATTTTGACGATGACGGAACTGGTAATCTCAGAAGATATTACCTATCAGGGTCAACTAGGATATATCAGGATAGTGCAGCTGGAACAGTTGACTATGCTTTAGGAAAGATTACAATCAATGCAATTCAGATTACCTCAACAGTTAATACTGATTCATCGATTGACTTCACTGTAGTCCCTTCAGGAAATGACGTAGTTGCAACTAGAGGTAATCTAGTTGACATATCTACTGATGACATTAAGGTGACTGGTGAAGTAGACACCATTGCAAGTGGTGAAAGTAGTGCTGGTGTAGGGTATACTTCTACCTCAACCAGTAATTATTAACGAAATGAAAAAAGTGGTCGGGAGTCCCCCGAGTAGTTTCCCATTTACTTGGATTATAGGAGGAAAAGAAAATGGCAGATAAAAAAATAAGTGCATTAACACAAGTATCTGATACAGATATAGGTGCTGATGATTTACTACACATAGTAGATAACCCAGGCGGAACACCCGTCAACAAAAAAATGACCATTGGTCAGTTATTTGAAAATATCCCTACTCATTTAGCAGTAGACGATATCACTTCATTAACTTCAACTGCGTCAAACCTTGCTTCATCTTTTGCAAGTGAAATCACACTGACAGGTTCAACTGCAGTTGAGTTTACTTTAGATGATGGAACAGACGTTGGTCAGATTAAAGTAATCTACAAGACAGATAGTTCTTCAGCAGCTGCTGAAGTGACAGTATCATCTTGGGGTTATTCTTCAGATACAACAGACCAAATCACTCTTGATGCACAAGGTGAAGCGGTTATTTGTATATGGAATGGTTCGAATTGGTTCCCAATTTCAAACCTAGGTGCAACATTAAGTTAAAATTATGTCTAACGATTTTAAAATAGAAAGACTTACCGATAGGTTAACGAACCTCTTACCTAGTTATATTAAGGAAGAGGCTCCAGTCTTTGAACTATTTTTAAAATCATACTTTGAATATCTAGAAAGTGAAATAATTACACTTTCTTCTCAAGGTGAACTAGACGGAATTATGTTGGAAGACAGTTCGGGGTCAGTTCTTGCTGAACCCCAAACTGTTCGACCTTCACCTGATGAAGACACTTCAAAATTATTACAAGAATCAACAGGTGCAAATCCAAACGCAACTGCCGACCCATGGAAAGTGGGTGAATATGTAGTTGGTTCAGTATCAAAGTCAGTTGCAAAGATTACTTCCGTAAATGGATTACAAATTTACGTAAACTCAATTTCAGGTTTTGGTTTCTCAGAGGGAGAAACTATTACAGGAAGAAAGTCAAAACAAACAGGAACAGTTAGTGGTTATAAAGAGAATACCATTATTGCAAACAACAAGATATTAGATTACTCAGATATCGATAGAACTTCAGAAGACTTTCTTCAACATTTCCAAACAGATTTTTTACCTTCGTTAGACCTTAGACAAACACAAAACAAAAGGTTAACTATTAAAGGTATATCAGATTTATACAAAGAAAAGGGAACTGCAGAATCATTAAAGTTCTTAATGAGAATTCTTTATAACGAAGATGCAGAGATTAGATATCCCGATAACGAAACAATTTACAACTCAGAATCAGATTACTCACAAAAGAGAAGAGTAAACATTTTAATGACCGACCTAAGAGTTGCACCTTCAGCTACAGACAAGATAGTTCAATACGATTCAAATAATAGAGTTCTTGCAGAATCAATTGTTGAAAATGTATTTCCTATTGATGTTGAACAAGGTGAATATTCATTAGAAATTACAGACAATCATAAAGGTGAATTTGTATTTAACCAACAAGTATCACTTGTTGATAGGGACGGAGTATCACAAACAACTGGAACACTTAAAGGTTTAATCTCAGATATTATCAACACTAGTTCTTCAACATATATCAGAAACGAAGAAGAAGACAGTGATTTATTATTTGAAGACGATAGTGGTATTGTATTAGAACAATCAAACGTAGGTTCATTGTATTCTTTAAATGATACTATTAATATATCAGGTTCTAAATTAGATAGTGGTGCTACAATTGCAAAGACAGTTGTCAATGGTCTATTAGAAGGTGGTGTTGACCATATCTATATTGAAGATGGGGGAGCTGGATATGCTGGAGGTGACCTAGTTGTCTTTGAACACGAAGGTCAAGGTAGTGGTGCAGAAGCAGTTATAGGTGCTGTCGGTGACGAAGTCATTTTAGAGGGTGCAACTGTTTGGGGTCAATACGAATATACTGCAATCGCAGGTGACCCAATTATTACTGGAACAGATAACAACGGAAACTATATCGTTTTTAATGACGAAAGTGTTGAAGTGTATAACAATGGAATCTTGTTAACACCGATTACTGATTATACTCATAAAAACGATAGAGTTATCTTAGTCACTCCACCCGTTGGTGGAGAACTTATAGAAATCTATACCGAAAAAATGCGTCTTTTATCAGAAGACGAAAGTCCAGTTCAATTAGAAACAACTTCTTCACATATTAGAAGTATTAAGATTAAGTCGCCTGGTGCTGGTTTCAAACAAGTTCCTAAAGTATACCCAGGCGGATATATTTACTTTGACGACTTGACAGGTTTTACTGAAGGTGAAGTTGTCACTGGAACAAATTCAACTGCAACTGCAACTATTCTAAAGGTTGACGGAGAAAACAAAAGATTAATTGTTAAAAGATTATCAACTGATACAGGTGCATTCCAAAGTGGTGAAGAAATTACTGGTGGAAACTCAAATACAGTTAGACTAAACAAACAAGCAGTAGTGTCAAGTGGTGAAGGTGCGAAACTATTTGCATATTCAGATACTATTGGTGGTGTAGGTTCATTGAACATTCAAGAACAAGGTAATGGATTTAACTATGACGGAGTTATGGATTCAACTTCATACTTCCCTATGTTGATTACTACACCAACTGCAAACCTTACAAAAGATATTGTCTTAACAGGAAGAATTTCAGGTTCAACTGCAAAGGTTGTGTCTTATGATTCAGATAGACATATATTAACTTACACTGATTTAAATGGTTGTTTCTTAACAGAAGAGACTGTAGACTTTAATAGTGTCGATACATTTAAGATATTAAAATCAAATCCATATCAAGCAAGAGGTAAAGTTGCTGGTGAGGGTGTGATACAAGAACAATTACTTGGAGATAAATCTACACTTGATGCAAGTGCAAGTAATATACAAGACGGAAAATTCTATCAGACACATTCATATGTGATTAAGGTTGGTGAAAGTATAAACAAATATAGGTCAGTTGTCAAGGACTTATTACACCCAGCTGGTCATATATTCTTTGGTGAGGTTGCAATTAAACAAACAATCAATAATGAGATTGTAGAACAAATCAAATTTAGACCAACAGTTGTCATTCATGAAGCACCAGTATTAACACAACCTAATGCCTTTGCAAACTCAATGAGAAAGATTCTTCTTTGGACTACTGAAGAAGAAATGAATGACCCATTAGTTGTTCTACAAGACGCAGGTGTTCCAACACCTGAAACAGACCCAAGAACTGGTCTTGCAATTACAGAACCAAGAACAGAGTATGGTGATTCTTCACATAGAAACAGACACTTAAACATTTTTAAAATTCAAAACTTTGTAGTAGGAACTACAAGTAGACCTTATAGACAAGAACAAACTAGTGGGGTTGATACAATAGACGTGTCGGTTGTTAACAATGGTTCTCAAAACGTTTATCAGATAGACGGAACAAATCAAAAATCACTTTTATTAAACAAAGGACACATTTATCATTTCGTTCACCCAACTGGTCACCCATTTAAATTTTCTACAACTTCAAATGGAACACATGGTGGTGGAAGTGAATACACTACAGGTGTTCATGCAAGAGGAAATAACATAGTAGAATTGAGAACTGATAACAATACACCTGATAATCTATATTACTATTGTTCTTTACATAGTGGTATGGGTGGAAGTATTGGAACAATGTTTGTTGAATACAACACTTCAATTGCAATTGATACAGCAGACCATGATTACTTAGTAAGAAGTAATGAGAGAAGACCTTCATATGAAGGAAGAATAATTTCAGTTGGAAGTCAACAAGACGAAGTATTCTTAATGGAAGACGGATATAAATTCTTATATGAAGAAGAGGTATATCACTTTGGTTTAGAACCAAATATTACAGAACAAGTAGCTGGAGAAGTTGTAGGTGATTCATTATTATTTGAAGATAACAGTCAAATCATAATGGAAGATGCAACGTTTGATGATATACAAGATAACTATATCTCAACTGAGAGAACTTCAATCATAAGTCATGCACCTTTAGGAGGGACTTTTAGAAGTCTAAATACAATAACAGGACAAAGAGTTTTTGATATATCATATTATCTAAAAGACGAAACAGATAATGATGATTTTATTTTAGAAGATGGAACAGGTAATATCATGAGTGAAGAATCTAAACCCGAAGGTTTACGAATCTCAGACCTTGATACCTATTTTCCAAAACATACAGTAGACCATTATTCGGACTTACCAAATTTTAGGACTAATATTGCATTTAGTTCTTATATAAAGTCTGCATAGTGTTATAAATAGTATATAAATAATCTGAGGAGATTAAAAAATGGCAGCAATAATAACGGAAAAGTTTCGAATCCACAATGCGAAACAATTTAAGGAAGACTTTGGTGAGAGTGCCTCGTCAAGTTATATATTCATAGGACGTTCATTCGATTGGACTGATGAAAACAACCCACCTTCACCTGCGAATGCAGTTGGTGAAGAGATAGATTCATATGCAGACATGATTGCTATGAAGAAGGTATCTTCTTCAGACGTATCTCATGGTTTGACAAGATATGATTGGACTTCAGGAACTTCATATGACGAATATGCACATGATTATAGTGCAAGTAATACAAGTCCAGCAACAAGTGCAAATAACTTATACGATTCAAGATTCTTTGTAATCACTGATGAATACAATGTTTATAAGTGTATCAGAACTGGTAGAGATAGTTCAGGTGCTGTGGTAGTATCAGACGTAAAACCAACAGGAACAAGTGCAACTACTTTAGTAGAAACTGCCGACTCGAATGCTGCCTCAGGTCGTGGTTATGTTTGGAAGTATATGTATACAATTTCTGCCTCAGAAACTATTAAATTTGTCACTAACGACTTCATTCCAGTAAAAACTATCGGTGCTCAAACTGAAGTTGACGGAACAGGTTCAGGTGGTGCAATCGGTTCAGCTGCAACCGATGATGGTTCTGCTCAATGGGACGTAGAAAACTCTGCAGTAGACGGAGGTATTCACCATGTAGTAGTGACTAATGGTGGTGCTGGTTATACAGACGGAACACATACAGGTGTTTCAATTGTTGGAGATGGTTCAGGTGCAGTTTGTGAAGTTGTAGTATCTTCAGGTGCAATCACTCATGTCAATGTGACTTCAGTTGGTTCAGGATACAAACGTGCTTCAGTAGACGTATCAGGTATCTCAGGAATCGGAAGTGGTTCTAATGGTGCAATCAAACCAATTATATCACCTTTCTATGGACATGGTGCAGACCCAGTTCAAGAACTTGGTGGAAACTTTATTTGTGTAAATGCAAGATTAGAGTTTGCAGAAGGTTCAGGTGATTTCCCAGTAGATAACGATTTTAGAAGAATTGGTCTTATCCAAGACCCATTCAATGTTGGAACTACAACAGTTGCAACCTCAACTTCATTAGCTGCATATTCACAAATGACACTTTCAACAGTGACAGATTTAGACGTAGACGATACTATTATGAGTGCGTCAGTAGACGGAAGTGGTGTTGCAGTATCTAAAGTTGTATCAATAAGTGGTAATGTTGTTTCTCATGTCCCAGTTGCAAATAGTGCTGGTGGATATGTGGACTTTACTTCAAGTGATACAGTGTATTGGACAGGAAACAGTGGAACAGTTAACTCAGTTAACGCTGCGTTCCCTGAAGTTGAAAGATATTCAGGTCAAATAATGTATGTCGAAAATAGGGGTGCAGTGACAAGAGCTGCCGACCAAATCGAAGATATCAAACTGATTATCGAAATGTAATTAATGGGGTCTATTGACCCCACAAGAGAGAAAACATGGCAGAGAAAACTGATTTAAATATATCACCCTATTATGACGACTACAGTCAGAGTAAAAACTTCCATAAGGTCTTATTCCGTGCGAGTAGACCTCTTCAAGCAAGGGAATTAACTCAGTCTCAATCTATCCTACAAAACCAAATTGAAAGGTTTGGTAATCATATTTTTGAAGAAGGTTCGATTGTCACTGGTGCTCAAACCGATGTCGATATGGAACTTTACTTTGTTAAGGTAAAGTCTTCTAATCCAAATTCACAAGGGTCAGATTCAGTAGAAGAATACAGAAGTTCTTTCCATGGTAAAATATTACAAGGTAAAACAACTGGTGTTGTAGGTAAAGTTGTCACTTCAAGTGCAGAATCTTCAGACGACCCAATCACATTATTCGTTAGATATCAATCACAAGGAACAGATGCAAGTAATTCATTTACTTTTGCAGCTGACGAAGAACTACATGAAGTAAGTGTAGACGAAAATGGTGCAATATCAGACGTATTAAACAATAACGAATTCCAAGTCGACTCTCAAACAGTATTATCTAAACCAATCGGAAGAGCTTCGATTGCAAACATTTCAGAAGGTGTTATATTCATTAGAGGTTTCTTTGTTAAAGTTCCAGCACAAGAACTTATCTTAGAGAAATACTCAGGTGCCCCTTCATACAGAGTCGGTTTAACAGTCGTAGAGAAATTAATATCTTCTTCAGAAGATTCTTCTCTATTAGATAACTCACAAGGAACAACAAACGAAAACGCTGCTGGTGCAGATAGACTTAAGTTTGAATTAACTTTAAGTAAGTATGCACTTACTACAAAAGATGATGCAGATTTTGTTGAGTTAGTCAGAGTTAATGGTGGTCTAATCGAACTAAAAATAGACAAACCAATATACAATGAAATCGAACATACTCTTGCACGAAGAACTTTCGATGCAAATGGTGATTTTGTTGTAAGACAATTTACACCAAATTTAAAAGAACACTTAGACACTACAATTAATGGTGGAGTTTATTCAAAAGTTAATGGTGGTGACGAATCTAAGTTCGTCATGCAAGTATCGCCTGGTAAAGCATATGTTAAAGGTTATGAAATTGAAAAGATTGGAACAACAACAATCGGTCTTCCAAAAGCAAGGTCAACAGTTTCATTAGACAATGCAAATACACCAGTCAGAATAGGAAACAAATTAAGAGTCACAAACGTTCACTCTTTACCTGAGTTTGGTAATGAGAGTGGAGTTGATACACTAGACCCATATCAAGTTGCAGAATTATACGATACAGTCGGAAGTGCTGGTGCAGCTAACTCTAGTGAAAAGATAGGTCTATGTAGAATAAGAAACATAGACGAACATACAACAGGTGTATATAACTTATACTTGTTTGATATCAAAATGTTAACAAAGATTGATTTAGTATCAATCACAAATGCAACACCAGTTTTAGTTGGTCAAAGAATAGAAGATACAACAACTGGTGCTCATGGTATTGTTGCAGAAGTAGATTACTCAAATAACTATATCAAAGTTCATGATTTAGTAGGAACCTTTGGTGTAGGAAATCAAATAGCTGCAACTGGTGGTGGAAACTCTTCAGGATTCCAAATCAGTGCTGTTAGAACATACAACATTGACAGAGCAAGAGGTATTTCTCAAGTATCAAATAACACTGCAAGAGAAATATTTACTGCAGACGTTGTCACTGATTTATTAAACACTTTAACAGGAACAGTAATTTTTGGAACTAACACTGCTCTTACAGGTTTTGGAACTAAGTTTGGAACAGAATTAAAAGAGGGTGATATTGTTTATAACCCAGTAGATACAACAAATTATGTTATTGCAAGTGTCACTGATGATACAAATGCAGTATTAACTGGTTCTTCTTCAGTTGCATTCCAAGGTAATGTGACACGAAGACGTGCAACATTATATGACCAAAACCAAACTGCGTCAATATTCGCATGGCCAAGAAACTGGGTGAAATCTCATACAGGTGAATCGGTCACTGTAAGACGACAGTTCACAACTGAAATATCAGGTGGTCAGTTCTCAATAACAACGGGTGCAAATGGTGTATTCGGTGCTGTAAACAAAGATAACTTTACAATTGCAGTTGTTGAAGAACAAGCAGGTGGTTCGTTTGTAAACGGAGATTTAATTGACCCCGATACACTTACAGCTTCAACTGCAGTATCAGGTTCAGGACAACAGATTACATTCAGTGGTATTGATGCAAACAATGATGGTGCAACTGTAAGAGTATCATATACTGTTCAGATAACAGACCCAGTTAATAGAAACAAAACACTTAGAAATGCAAGATTATTAAAAGTATCAGAAAATTCAACTGGTAATTTCTATGGTTGTGGATATAACAATAAAGAAATTTCATTAGGTGTTGCAGATGCATTTAAGGTTCATGCAATATATGAAGGTGTTGACGGAAGTGCATTACCACCTAAATTTCAAACAACTACAACTTCAGGAACTTTTGTAAACTATGAAGAGGTTGTAGGACAAACTTCAGATGCACGTGCAATCATTATTACTTTTGCTGGTGATGGTGCTGATACATATTTCTATTACAAAAATGATAATAGATTTATTGATTCAGAAGTTATTATAGGACAAACTTCAAATGCAGTAGGAACATTATCTAATATTTCTACAGGTTCACCAAACATAACAAACAGATACTTCTTTGACAATGGTCAGAGAGATGGTTTCTATGATTTATCAAAACTAGTATTGAAGCCTGGTGAACCAGCACCAAACAATCAAATATTAATAGTGTTTGATTACTTCCAAGCTTCAGGTGGTGGTGATTACTTTGACGTAAATTCATACTCAGGTATCGAATATAAAGATATCCCAGTATACTCACCAAACAAAGTTGACTTGGGTGGTTTAGAACCCGATGGAACTTTTGAGTTATCAGACTCAGTTGATTTCAGACCTATAGTTGGTCAGGTTCTAGGAAATTCTTCTTTTGGAACAGACAACAACCAAAGTCCTTTAACTGCAACAGACCTATCAGACGAAAGTGGTCAAGGTGCAAGATATTCTCCTTTTTCATATGAAGATGGACGTTCATTCTTAGGAACAAGAACAAACATATCAGCAACTGGTGCAAACCATGTTGATACTCCAGTTTCAGGTTCAAGTGTAATCGGTGATATAGAATTCTATGTTGGAAGAATAGATAAAATCTTCTTACATAAGTCAGGTATATTCCAAACTTCAACAGGTAATCCTGCGTTGTCACCAACTAAACCAAAATCACTTGACGATAGTATAGAACTTTTTGAATTACAAATTCCACCTTACACTAATAAATTAAGTCAGATTAAAGTAAGGTCACAAGACCATAGACGATATACTATGAAGGATATCGGAAAGATTAACAACAGGGTCACTAACTTAGAAAGAATTACTTCACTATCATTACTTGAGAAAGATACTCAATCAAAACAGATTTTAGATGCAGACGGATTCGATAGATACAAATCAGGTTTCTTAGTAGATAACTTTAGAGGTCATAAGATTGGTGACGTAAATCACCCCGATTATAAATGTGCAATCGATACTAAAATGGGTATGTTAAGACCTCAGTCTTATCAACAGTTCTTTGATATAGGATTAAACACTAATGCTTCTTCGAACTATACGAAGACTGGTGACTTAATTACATTACCTTTTGAAGAAATCGATTATGTAGACCAAGATAAAGCTTCAAGAACATTAAACGTAAACCCATATCACGTTTTTGCTTTCGTAGGTAATGTCAAGTTAACACCTGAAACAGATATATGGCAAGATACAGAACAACTACCTGAAGTAAGAATCAACAGAGAAGGAAACTTTGATGCAGTGTTATCAGAAAACACAAATGCATTAGGAACTGTATGGAACAACTGGCAGACAACATGGGTTGGTGAACCTAGTGTAGTGTCCTCAGAAGTTCAAGCAACTTCTAATGGTTCATGGTCAGGTGACCCTGCTCAAGGTGGTGAATGGAATGCTGGTCTAGAAATAACAAGAGAAATTACAGAAACACCTGAGATTCAAACAAGAACAGGTGTCACAACTTCAGTCGTTGAAGATTTTGTAGAAACAAGAAACGATAGAGTTGTATCAGTGACAATTATACCTTTCATGCGTGCAAGGACTATTGAGATAGATGCAACTAACTTAAAACCAAATACAAACCATTACTTCTATTTTGATAATGTGAATGTTAATAAATTCATAAGACCTCAGAGTGGAAGTTATTCACAAGACGGAGGAACAACAGTTTCTTCAAATTGTAAAACAGACGGAAACGGAAGATTACGTGCATTCTTTGAATTACCAAATAATTCAGTCAATAGATTCCCAACGGGTCAAAGAGAATTAAGAATTACTTCTTCATTCTATAACTTAAGTAATCCTGCTTCAAATGGTAGTGCAATATATCAAGCACAAGGTTTATTACAAGCTTCACAAACTGAAATTGTATCAACAAGAAATGGTAGAGTAGTCACTGAAAGATTACAAGGTTCAAGGTCAATGGACAGAAGAGGTGAGAGATTAAACTCAGCACCTTTTGATGTAGATGCACCTGAGGTAAGAGTTAATGAGATTCCTGAAGATACAGTAGAATTACCAGTAGTTCCACCTCAAGCTCCTGCTATACCACCTGAACCACCTTTCGTTCCACCTACATTACCACCTCGACCACCAGTTATATTGGAAGATTTGAGAGACAGAACTCCAAGTGTAAGTGAAAGAATAAGAGTTGGAAGAGGTTCAAGATTGGATAGAGGTTGGGGTGACCCACTTGCACAATCATTCTTATGTGAAGCAGATGGTGGTATGATGTTAACTTCAGTAGACGTGTTCTTTGAAACAAAAGACGCTTCAATGCCTGTTTCTGTAGAAGTCAGAACCATGGTAAATGGATATCCTGGCCAGACAGTATTACCATTCTCTACAGTGACACATAACCCTTCTGCAGTTAACACTTCTTCAGACGGGTCAGTTGCAACAACATTTACTTTCGATTCACCAGTATACGTAGAAGAAAACGTAGAGTATGCATTGGTTGTATACTCAAACTCAAATGAATACAATATGTTCATTTCAAGAATGGGTGAGAAAGACCTTGCAACAGGACAAACAATCGCAGGACAACCATATGCTGGTTCATTATTCTTATCTCAAAATGCTTCCACATGGACTGCAGAACAAACTGATGATATGAAGATTAAAATCAAAGTTGCAAGATTTGACACTTCAAAAATATCAGATTTAAGATTTGAGAATGATGCATTACCAGTTTCAACTTTACAAAACAATCCAATTGAAACATATACAAACCAAACATATGTAAAAGTATATAATTACTTACACGGAATGTATGATACAGTTGGTAATAAAGATAACGTAGTTATTGCTGGTCTAACAGGTGAGAAAGAAAACTCATTATTAACAATTGGTAATGTCACCATTACAAGTGGAACACCAATAGATACAACTTATGCAGATGTGGGTGACGGAAAAGCAAAATTCCACGTCATTGTTTCAGGTGGTGCTGTGACTAGTATGTTAATCGAAGAGCCTGGACATGGATATACTGTCGGTGAAACTGTCACAATAAACAACTTTGATGCAGAACAAGCTGGAACTGCAACACTTCAATTTCAAGTGTTATCAGTAGGTGATACCATAGGTGGGTGGCCGATTGATTCATTAAACGGAACATTTAAAAATATAGATAACAGAGGAATCGATTCATTTACAATCACTCCTGATGTTTCTTCATATGACTTTATCTCAGGATATAATGGTGTAGACAATACAGTGGGTGGAGGAAGTGTTGCAACATGTTCAAGAAACTATTACTTTGACGGATTGCATACAATGATACCTTCAGTTTCAGTTAAGAATACACAAATACTTTGTAGTGTATACACAACTGCAATGAGTTCACCCGAAGGTTATGTAAATGGAACTTCATATGTTAAAGATAACACTAGTGATTTCATAACACTGAATGATAATACATTCTTTGCTTCACCAAGTGTGGTTGCCTCTGCAGTTAACGAACAAAACGAAATGTCTTCAACTAAGTCATTCGAATGTCAATTACAACTTGCTTCATTCAACCCGAATGTTTCACCAGTGATTGACGTAGGAACAATTGGTGTAATTGGTTTTGCAAACAGATTAAATAACATAGATAGTAGTTCAGATGTCCCTACAGGAACCACATATATCCCTTCTACAGACCCCGAGGGAGATTCTAATGCAATGGTATATGTGACACGTAAAGTGAACCTTAAAACACCTGCTACGAGTCTTAAAGTTATTGCAGACTTCTTTAGACCACCAACAACCGAGTTGAAAGTCATGTATAAGATTATTAAGAATGACGAAGATACTCCTTTAGATGATGTCGGGTTTGAATTCTTCAATACAGATGGTTCACCTGATACTTCGATTGAAGCAGACGGAAGAAACTTTAAAGAATATGAATTCACTGCAAATGACTTGCCTGAATTCAGTGCTTTTGCAATTAAGATTGTTGGTCAAGGAACAAACACTTCAGTGGTTCCATTAGTGACTGCGTTAAGGACAATGGCACTTGCATAATGAAAGATATTGAGTATGTAAAAGTTGAAGGTCACTCACACTTAGTGAGGGACGATAGTTCTCACGGAATTGTTAATACGGATATAGAACAATATAAATTAACAATGAAACGTAGAGAACTCATGAGAAACACTCGTGAAGAGATAAATAATTTAAAGAGTGACATGGACGAAATTAAATCTATGTTAACACAACTTATAGAGAAAGTATAATGGCAAAAACAGTAGACCAATTTTCAACGATAGAAAATTTTAGAACCAAGTATAACGAACTCGCAGTTGACGTTGGTGATAAAAGTGGCCTTAGAACAGAAGAAACAGGAAACCTTGTTGATGCACTTAATAGTTTAGAAGATAAATCATTCTTCTTTCAAGAGTTTAAGTATAGTGCAACTAGTGGTCAAACTGTATTCTCAGGTAATGATTCTGCAAACAATTCACTTGTTTTTAGAAGTGAAAGAATCCAAGTATTTAAAAACTCAGACCATTTACTTTTAGGAACAGATTACTCAATCGGTGGTGTAGACGGAAACAAACATACAGAAATTACACTTAACGTAGGTGCAACTGTTGGTGACGTTATCACTATCTATGCATATACAGGTTCATACTTAGGAAGTGCAATTGGTGCTGGTGGTGGAACAGACGGACAGTTTACTGAAACAGCTGCAAATACTATTTACAATAAAAACTCAAATGGTATAATATTAAATGGTTCTTCAACTGGAAGAACAACTACACTTACAACAAGTGCAAAAATAGAATTTGATTCTAATAATACAGGTATCTATTCACAAGAAGATATTACACTTGCAACTGGTAAGAGTGTCACTGCAGACTCCTTTGTGGGTGATTTAACTGGAACTGTCACTGGTAATGTCACTGGTAATGTCACTGGAAATATTTCAGGTAGTTCAGGAACAGTCACAAGTATATCTTCACATTCTGCAAGTGGATTATCAGACATTAATTATACCACAACACCTACAAATGGTCAAATCCTTACATGGGATAATGCAAACGGATATTGGGAACCTGCCGATAACCAATCTCTTTCTTCATTAAGTGGTGATACAGACGACCTTACAGAAGGAACAACAAATCTGTTTTCAACTACAGAAAGAATTCAAGATGCAGCTGCTTCAATGATTACAAGTGCAACACATAGTAATATATCAGTTTCATATGACGATAACTTAGGAACACTTTCATTTACTGCTGGTGCAACATATACAGACTCAGACGCAAGAAGTGCGATTGCTGGTGGTGACGGACTTACATATAATTCTTCAACAGGAAATATGAGTGTTAACACTGCAAAAGGAATTGAAATAAATAATGATACAGTTGAATTAGACTATGAAACGACCTCTAGTGCCCCAAGTTCTGCTTCGGGAACTGCAACTGGTCATTTATGGTTTGTGATATGATATGTCAGACGAAATTTACATTAATATAGGAAGTTCTTTCCAACAACCTTACCAAGGTCAGACACCTACCCAAGCTCAGTCTGCAGAGGTTAAACAGATTGTAAAGAGAACACCTGCTAATACTCAAACACTTTATCAGAGTCCAAGTCAGACTCCTACAACATATAGAAATCCAGTAAATAAACAAACAAATATAGATGCACAAGAGAGTAATCCGTTTACTTTTGATGCACAACAACAGATAGATTATCAAAGTCCTTTTAGAAGTCCTTCGATAACACAAGTAGAAGCACAACAACCAAGTCCTTATATTGCTCAAAGTGAATATCAAAATCCTTTTACTTTTCAACAAGACGTTCAGAATAATGTTGATGTTGCAAGTCCTTATCGAACTCAACAACCATATCGAACTCAATTATCTGTTCAACAGGTAGGGCCTATTTCCGTGCGAACTTTGCAACAGTATAGATACCCTTATGCATATTGGTATCAATGGACACAATATAAGTATAAAGAACCCCTTGACCCTGAATTTATATTCTATCAAGGGCCTCAAGGTGATGGAGATGATGTAATGGGTTATGCTCAGCACCGAGGAATTACACAAAACCCAGTAATTCTGCAAGGTGTAATAACTCGAACTTCTCAACCACTTCCAGTAAGTGGTCAGGTGCCAAGTCCAACCCCTATCTCATATCAATATTTGGGACAACCTATATCGTTTCAGTATATCACACAGGTTCCAGGCACACCAATAATCACTCAAGTTGAGACTTATCAGTCAACAAATCCAGTGCGAACTCAAACCCCAGCTAGAACTCAGACTCCTGCTCAACAACCCGTGATTGCACAATCACCTTCTACAACTCCAGTTCCAGCAAGACAACCTTTAAGACAACCATTGGAACTTCAACAACAGATAACTATTCAAGCAGACCAAGACGTTCAAAACCAAGTTAGAGCTCCTGCTAGACAACCAAGTCCATATATTGCACAGGCACAACAACAAAGTCCGTATATTGCACAACAACCTTCTACATATAGAAACCCAGTGAATAAACAGACTAATACTCAGAATGATGCAAGACAACCTAATATCTATCAGGTTCCTTATCAAGTTCCGTATATACATAGGTCACCTTACATAACTCAAACACCTTATTCTACAAGTAGAACTGTCGGCCCTATTGCAAAGGTGAAAGCAATTTATCTAAATAAAGACGGACAAAATATTGAAAAAATAGACCAAGTTTACGTAAATAACTCAGGAACAATTGAGAAAATTCACCAAACTGTTCCTGCCGCAAGATTTAGTAAGAATCCAAGTAATACTCAACAATAATTTCGTATAAATAGTTATATGGCTATTATTGCAAATATCTTTATCGACCAAGGAACAGACTTCAGTATCACTGTAGACGTGACTGATTCAACAGGTGACGCACTCAATATGAGTGGTTATACTGCAAGTGCTCAGATACGTAAGACCTACAGTTCTTCTACTGCAAGTGCAACCTTTGGAACTTCAATTTCAGAAGCAACAGGTCAAGTGACATTAACACTTGACGATACTCAAACTACTGCATTAGAATCGGGAAGATATGTATACGATATGAACATCACCAGTAGTGGTGGTCAGACAACAAGAGTAGTAGAGGGACAAGCAGTTGTCACTCCAGGCGTCACGAGGTAAATTATGTCAGGAATAAAAGGAACAATATCAAGAGTAGCAACCATAGGTGGTCGTGTAGCTGGACAAGGAAATATCCGTGCTAAACAGGTCGCTATTGGTAATTCATCTTCTAATGTAAACCTTTCTGCAAAGTCTATCAATGAACTTTCAGATGTTGATGCATCAGAAACAGATAACGGACTACTTTCATACGATGCTGAAACAGATAAGTGGACAACCACTACTGTTTTGGATGGTGGAACGTTTTAATCGTATAAATAAAAGACAAAAATCAAGGATACCGACCAGTGAAGGTATCGACCCACATTGTGAGTGGACTAGTTATATATTATGAATCTCTCGGGATAGTGAACGAGAATTAATTAATTAATTTTTACAAACTATAGGAATATAAAAATGGCAACAGTTATTCAAATCAAAAGAAGCACAGGTTCAGCCGCCCCAGCAGTCTCAGACTTATCTGAAGGTGAGTTGGCTTATGTGCAAGATAGGAGTAATTCAGGTGCTAGTGCAAAACTTTTTATTGAATCAGTAGATTCTGATAACAGCACTCCTTTAATACAAGCCATTGGTGGTAAGTATTATACGGATATGTTAGCAGGTTCAACTGCAACACCTGCCGACTTTTTAGTTGGTAATGGTTCAACCTCAGGTGGTTCAATCAAGTTAATGGAAGATTCAGACAACGGAAGTAATTCTGTTGCTTTGAAAGCTCCCGACACATTAGCTTCGAATGTATCCTTCGTTCTACCTTCTTCAGATGGTAGTGCAAACCAAGTATTAGGAACAGACGGGTCAGGAAACTTGTCTTTCTTATCTACTACTTCAACACTTGCTGGTGCATCAGACTCAGACATTTCAAGCCCTGCTTCAGGACATATTCTTGTCCATGACGGGACTGATTCGTTTGACAACGTAGCAATCAGTGGTGACATTTCACTTGCATCAAGTGGTGCGGTGACAATTTCTGCTGGTGCAGTAGAATTCTCAATGTTAGATGGTGCTTTAGTTCAGACTTCAGGAGAATCTTTCTCTGATGATGACGTATCATTAATGACATCTGCTTCAATTAATGACTTAATTGAATCAAAAGTGACTGCAGAAGACTTAGACTTCTCAGATGGTGGAGTAGGTGCTGGTTCAGTCGACTTAGATTCACAATCATTAACGATTGCTGGAACAGCTAATGAGATTGAAACTTCTGCTTCAGGACAAACTTTAACAGTAGGTTTACCAAGTGACGTGACAATCGGAAACGATTTAACAGTCACAAATGACTTAACAGTTTCAGGTGTCTTAAACTCAGACGACATCACTGCAACAACAATGACTGCTTCAGGAAACGTTGTTGTGACAGGAAACTTAACAGTTAACGGAACTACTACAACTGTAAACTCAACAACTACATCAGTTGCTGACCCAGTATTTGAAATCGGTGATGATGCTTCAGACGATAACCTTGATAGAGGTTTGAAATTTAAGTATAACTCAGGTGGTGCAAAAGTAGGTTTCTTCGGATACGATGATACCGACGCTGCATTTACATTTATACCTGATGCAACTGATTCATCTTCAACATTCTCAGGTGATGCAGGTAATGTTAAATTTGGTAATTTAAATCTTTCAGGTTCAATTACTAGATATGACGGAGCTCTTCCAGTAAGTGGTGAAATCTTAATTGGTCATGCTACTAACGGAGATTTCGTTAAAGGAACTTTAACTGCTGGTGAAGGTATTGATGTCACAAATGGTGATGGAAGTATAACACTTTCAGCTGAAGATGCAACTGACTCTAACAAGGGTATTGCTTCATTCTCCGCTTCTTACTTTACAGTGACTAGTGGTGATGTTGCGATTGCAGATGCAACAACTTCAAGTAAAGGTATAGCTTCATTCGACTCAAGTAATTTCACACTCACTTCAGGTGACGTTGCAATTACAGCTATTGATGGTGGAACATTTTAATAATAGTTAATCAATAATAGGAGAGTCAAATGGCAACTGTAATTACATTTAAAAAGAGTTCTACTCAGAATGCAACTCCAGGCGTAAGTGACCTAGTTCTTGGTGAATTAGCAGTCAATACTTACCACGGAAGATTTTATACTGAGAAGAACGATGGAACGGCTGCCGTTGTCGAGGTCGGGTCAAACCCTTCCTCTTTGACAGTTAATGATGCTATTACATTTCCAACTTCAGATGGAACATCAGGACAAGTATTACAAACAGACGGAAGTGGAACACTTTCTTTTGCAGACTCATCGTCTTCATCAGATAACTTATTCACTTACACTGTATCTTCTAACCAAACAATTTTCTCAGGAAATGATGATGACGGACAAACATTGTCCTATTCAATTGGTGAAGAACAAGTATTCTTAAATGGTGTTTTGTTAGTAGACGGAGGTGCTGACTATTCAACAACTAATACTTCTACAATCACTTTACAAGCAAATGCAGTAAGTGGTGACGTAGTTGTAATTAGAACGCCTGGTTCTGCGTCAACAAGTGCTTCAACAGGAAGTTCTGACTTGACAACAACAGATTCAGACCAAGCATTATTGTCAGTTCCCGTTGCAAACAAAGCGATTAAAGTCAATTTGGTTGCAACCCACTCTACAGCAGGAGCTCACTTTGCAGAAGTCATAGTAGTAAATGATGGAAGTGATTCTTATATCTCACAATTTGCAGACACTTTTACTAGTTCAAGTCTATTCAGTCTTGCAACTGATATCAGTGGTTCAGATATGAGATTGTTAATTACTCCTTCAAATACTAATACAAGTGTATCCAGTTCATATATTAAACTTCCAGCTGCTGGAAACTCTACAACATTCTCTGCTACTACAGCAGACCAAGTGTTGTCTAGTGTTTCAACAGGAGTTAAGGGTGTTAAATTTGAATTAGTAGCAACACATGCTACTGCGGGAACACACTTTGCAGAAGTGACTTTAACAAACGATGGTTCGGACGCATACTTCGTCCAGTTTGGTGACGTATTCACAAACGCATCATTGTTTACATTGGACGCAGACGTGTCAGGAAGTTCACAAAGACTTCTAATCACACCTGCGAATACTAACACAACTGTTTCAGTTAAGAAAACAACATTATAGGGGATAAGAAATGGCTAAAACAAATGCTTTTAAGATTGCTGAGTTAATCCGTGCTATCACTTTTGATGTTGATAATGACGAAATAGTCACAAGTAAAGCAATACAGTCTAAGAATAAAAAGACTGGTGGTGATACATATACTGCAACAACAGAAGTTGCACTCGATACTTTTGCACATGCAAGTTTCAGAGCTGCAAGATACGTTATTGCAATGGACGAGGGAACAAACTTCCACTCAACCGAAGTTATGTTGGTTCACGATGGTTCTACAGTGACTATGACTCAATATGGAACATTGAAAGATACTAATCTCGCAACATTCGATGCAGATATTAGTGGTGACAATGTAAGGTTGTTAATAACACCTGCTAGTGCTAATAGCACAATCGTCAAATTTGATAGAACAGTGGTAGACGCTTAACATCTAATTTAAAAAAACTAAGGGGGTTCTTCGGAACCCTCTTTTTTTGGCTTGAAAAAAACCATAAATAGATTTAGATAATTTAAACGAGTATTTTATGGCAACCAATTCAAAATTTTCAGCAGATTTAGGGTTAAAAACCGATGCAGATTTACAAGTAGACGGGAACGTCACTGTATCAGGTAATTTAACTGTAAACGGCACAAGCACAACAGTTAATTCCACTACAACTTCAGTGGAAGACTCAATGCTGGAACTTGCAAACCAAAACACTAGTTCTGATATACTTGATATAGGTATTTACGGAAACTATGATGACGGATTGGGTGACGGAACTTCAGAATATACTGGATTATTCAGAGATGCAACAGACTCAACTTGGAAATTATTTGACGGATTAGAAGCAGAACCAACAACTACAGTTAACACAAGTGGTTCAGGATATTCACTTGCAGACTTACAGGTGGGTGACTTAACTGCAACTACTTTGACTGCAACCAACAGTCTTACAGGGTCTTCTATCACCTATCCTACTTCAGACGGAACAAACGGACAATTTTTAAAAACAAACGGAAGTGGTGTTTTATCATTCGGAGATATCCCAACACAATATACTGATTCGGACGCTAGAAGTGCAATAAGTGTTAGTGGTGATTTATCTTATGATTCTTCAACTGGTGTAATATCATATTCAGATTCCGACACAACATACACCGATTCAGACGCTAGAAGTGCAATAAGTGTAAGTGGTAATCTTGCATATGACAGTTCAACAGGTGTTATATCTTATACTACTCCAACTGAAAGAACAGATGCAGAAGTTAGAGGACTAATAAGTGTTAGTGGTGATTTATCATACGATAGTTCAACTGGTGTAATATCATATTCAGATTCAGATACAACATATACTGATTCGGACGCTAGAAGTGCAATAAGTGTTAGTGGAAATCTTGCATACGATAGTTCAACTGGTGTCATTTCGTATACTGAACCAACCATGTATGCAGACTCAGACGCTAGAGGTGCAATAAGTGGAGGAACTGGAATATCATATGACAGTTCAACAGGTGTAATTACATCAACTGTATCAAGTGACGGAATAACTGCAAGTGGTTCAAATACAATTATTCAATCACCTGATGATACAAATGTTCTTCATGTAAACAACTCAGCAGAAGTCGGCATAGGAACCAATGACCCAACTGCAAAGCTGCACGTCTACGATTCTTCATCACATTCAGAAATTAGAGTAGGAACAAGTGGGTCAGGTGATGATAAAGTTCCTGCTTTGAGTTTAAATAATACAGGAGTTGAATGGTCATTAGGAATAAAAGCAGATAATCATTTACATATTAGAGAAAATACTGCCTCTTATGCAAGTAGGGTCACTATTGCAGATGGTGGGAATGTTGGCATAGGAACTCAGAGTCCTTCAGATAAATTAGAAATTTCGGGAACAGGTAGCACAAGACTGAAGATAACAAATACTGATACAAACTGGGCAGCTCTTGATATAGAAGCTGGAGGAAACCAAGCAAATTATATTTTCTTTAGAGATGATTCAACTGAAAGAGCAAGATTTCAAGTTC